AGTTTCCCGTTCTTGTTAGTTGGTATCCCATTTTATCAGCGTCTAACTGCTTAAACTTATCCAACCTATTACGCAAATCTTTGAAGTATTTAGCCATTTTACTTTTAAAAAAGGGGAGTTTTTACGCTCCCCTTAGTTTAACATGATATTTAACTACCAATTAGGTTGGAATAGCAATGTAGAATGTTTCTACATCATACCCTTTATCCAATGTTCCTGTTATCTTGTTAGACACTCTCAACACATCTCCAGCCGTTTGTGCTGAAAAAGTGAAAGAATAGTTTAACGTTTCTCCTGAATTTTCAACAACTGTTGGAGTTACAGCAGCAGAATCAGTTACGTTATAAACATAAAAGTCTCCAGCAACTAACCCATCAGCAGTAATTTTTGAAGTAACACCACCATAAAGAGTGATTAATTCAACATCGAAGCCAGTTGTAGAAATGTTATCAGTAGAATCAGAAACAACATCTAATAAACCTCTTGAGTTGCTAATATCCGCAGTAATCATGGCATTATCAATCATTCCGATATTTTTATCTTGCTCTAACTCTGAAATCTGAAACTTAATTCTAACTTTTTGAACAGCGTCATCAGTCCCTTTAATAAGCATATTGTAGAAAGTATCTTTCTCTATTCTTATTGGGTATAAATAGCCTTCTGTTGCACCGTTACCAATTAGGTTACCACTTTTGTCGATAAAGAAAGCCCCAACTGTTTTACCTTTCCAATCTTCTAAGTTACCTAATAAAGTAGGGTCGCCTTTTATGATATGCCCCATAAATGTTCTTGCTCCTTGTCTAACAGGGATTGAAACACCACCACCAACATCCTCAGTAACTTCGTCCTCACGTTCATCAGTTACTAAGTTTAATTTAGGAGTTAAATAAAAACGGTCTGCTGCTTCAAGGTTATTAATTAATGAACCCCAAATCGTTGGAGTCAACACCCCATCAGTTAAGGTTGATAAATCAACACCATTAACAGTACCGTCAGTTTTGTAATAATTGACCAACACTAATTGCTTAGTGATGTCAGCAACAGCTAAACAGTTTGGTAAACCCAAGTTTCTGATTGCTGTTAAACAACTTTGTGTACTCATTTTTTTAATTTTTAATTGTTAATAATTTTTTAGTTTGCAGCTTAAAATTATTTATCCTATGCTAATTCTCATGTGAATACCGTTGTACCCATCATAAGAACTTTCATTTTCTTTAATATACCATCTAATCGAATCAAACGTATCAACAGCCCTATTGTGTAGGGTTAGTAAATCGCTGCTTTGAAAAGATGCTATTATGCTATTCGCTTGTTCATTTTGAGCTAATCCACCGATGTTCTTTTTTACGATTTCATCACGAAGAAACTCAAAAGAAATAAATCCTACTAACATTTTTTTTATGCCGTTTGATATTCTTACTCCACAAGTATCATCTTCATAAAAAGCATTCCAAATATCAATAAATCGTTGCTCTGTTGGTTCTGTTCCCTCTATTTCAAAGTCAGTTTTAAACTCCTCAAATAGTTCAGCACCTAATAAACGAACTAAATAGACCTCCTCCAACTCGTTTAAGTACCTTTGTAGCGTTACAATTGAATACTTATCTGTTGGGCAGATGTCTTGAAAGTCGGTTATTTTAACGAATAAACTCATTATTTTTTAGTAGATTTCTTAGCAGGTTTCTTAACTTCTTTTTTCTCAATAGTTTTTTCTAACTTCTCTGTAAATGATTTTTTAGGCTCAATTACTTTTTCAACTATTAACTTTGCCCAACCATTCGCAATAGCTTGTTGTGCTAATTTGTTTGGCACGTTTCTCGTGTCGCCTATTTTCATTCCAGCAATCTCTTTTATTACCTCAATAGCTACTTTTGGAATAGCATTTGGACGTTCTTTTAAAGTCTTTTTCATTGTTTTTCTTTTATCGTTAATATTTAATTGTAAAATATCGTTGTAAACTCTCGGTAAAAACTTATTGATTAAAGACAAATCACAGTTAACTCGACAAGTTTTAATAATATCATGGTTAGTTAGATTCAACTCATGCTTAACATCAAGCATAAAATACTCTTTTTTATACTCTATTTTGATGTGTTGACCGCCTAAAACAGCTATTCTATTACTTGCACAAGTGTCTAAGCCTTTGCTTATAGCCTCATTCCAAATGTTGTAATTAGCAGCTTCTAATAATGGCTTTGTCATTAACCTACCTACCCCAACACTCATTCGCATTGAGTTATAAGAACTCTTTGTTGCCAACCTTTTTAAGTGTGTTGAATAAAAATGAATATCATCAAACCCATACACAACACTTATTGAGCAATCAACTGTTTGGTAGTATTCAATTATACTATCTGAAATAAAGTTATCAGAGCCTAATACAATTACACCGTCATATCCTTTAGCCTCTCTTAATACTGCGTTTAACTTCGCTGATATTGGATTGTTTGCATACTCCAAATAGTTAAAACCAAAGTTTGCAACCATCTCTTTAGATGATTCGCCCTCACTACCTACAACAAATACATCAATACCATACTTACTCCATTGATACCAAAGGTTTTTAAGAGCCAAAAGCGTTAACTCATGGCGTTGGTAAATGGGCATTATTACAGCTAATTTGTTCATATCTTTACCACCAAAAGCCCACACCTTTTGAGTGTGAGCGAATTGGCTGCATAAAAGAATTAACCCTTTACTTCTTGAGCAATACCATCTTTAATAAGTTGGTTTGCCATAATTTCGTGAGGAGTAATGATTTGACCTTTTTTGTAATAAGTAGTGTCAGCTACAATTTTAACCTCCTTACGTTTTCCATAACGTATCTTTGTTCTTTTTGCCGAATGTTCTGCAATCATTCCTTTTGCATCCATTGTTTTGTTTTTTTCTTTTTCTGCCATTTTTTTAATCTTTATTTGTTAATAATAACCTCCCTACCAATTACGATAGGGAGGTATTTTTTAATACTAGGTAGCTGCTATTGCAGTTAACACAGTTGAAATATCATCATAGATAATTGAACCAGCTAAGTTACTTGGGAAGTATGTTCCTAAGAAAGCCTCAATTTTTCTACTCGATAAGTTTTTAGAGAAGTCGTCATCTTCCCAACCTTCGTAGTAAGCTACGTTTTCAGAAATTCTAACTTTAAACTGTTTAAGGTCGCCCAACAATATTTTGTCAGCATCCATTTTGTTTTCAAATCTGATAGTAGTTTCTCCAACTTTCTTACCGTCTTGAGTTACAAATGGTGCGATGATGTAAATACCAGTTGTAGGGTCTTTAATACCTAACATTTTCGCTTGCCATACTGTATTCAATACACACGTTAAGTTACCCTTAAAGTTGTTTAAACGTACATAAGTAGCAACAGCCATAATAGCATCTAAGATATTTGGCTCTTCGTAGTAACCAGCTAACCCAGTTGGTACAACAAATGGAGAAGCTAAATCAGCAACACCATTAACCGTATCATTAGTTCCGTCGCCTGTTAAAACTTGAGTGTCGATAACTTGCTCAACTAATTCAGTAGCGTGTTGTCTAAAGTCAGTTACAACAGATGGAGCGTGTTTAATAAGTCTGTTAGACATTTTCCAACGTACAGCAACCTCTTTAATGTCAGCTTTATACTCTTTGTACTCACCGTCAGTAAGTGGTTTTAAAGCTCCCTCTGCAATAAATTCAGCATCCCCTTCTTCGTTAATACGGTCAGAAGTCCAAATATTTTCGGTTCCTGGTTGCGTTTTAACAGTAACTAACGGCAAAATAATATTCTCAGGTTTTGGAACATGCCCAATTTCTGTATCAATAAAGTTTCCAAATAATGGAGAAAAACCACCCGCGACGTTAGGAGTAACGTTTGCAGTAGTCATAAGCGCAGCCACTTTAATAACTGTACTTGAGCCGTACTGTTTATCTGTTTCAGAGAATTTTTTAATATTGTCCTCAACAAAAGTAACGAAAGTTCCTTTTTTAACAGCCTCTTTTCCGTCCGCTGTTTCTTTCATCGTATTGATGATTTCTTGCATATCGGAAACAGCTTTGTTTGCTTTGTCCAAATCTCCTTTAAACTCTAATCGCATTTTTTCAGCTAAATCATCTAGCTTTTTTTGAGCTTCTGCGTTGTCCGCAATTTCTTTTTGAGCAAAATAAACATCAGCTTCTGCCGGTGTCATTTTGTCGATTTCTTCTTGTGTTTTTTTAATAAACATAATTGTTTGTGTTTAGTTAATTTCTTCTTCTTTTGTTTGTCGTTTGAGTGATTTCGATTATCGGCTCTTGTTTATTGTTTTCAAGTGATTTCTCGGCTTGTTTTTCGTTCGCTAT